AGCATCAGCACAAGATAAGAAGAACGGAGCAGGTGACGGCACAGCGTCTGGAACACAGACATCAAATGCCAACACTGCATATTTGATTTCTTCTCAAAGAGAATTAACAGAGACTTTTGGAGATCCAAAATTCTACACAGACGCATCAGGAAATTCATTACACGGTTATGAATTAAATGAATGGGGTCTACAAGCGGCGTACAGTTTCTTAGGAGTTGCCAACAGAGCATATGTGCTAAGAGCTAACGTTGACACAAACGGTTTAATTGGAAGTGCTTCGGCACCGACAGCGGCACCAACAGATGGAACATACTGGTTTGACCTTGCAACAAGCAGTTTTGGTTTATTTGAATGGTCAAAGACTAATCAAGCATTCACAACAGTTACTCCAACACTTATCACTTCAACAAGTGACCTAGTTGGCGGTGTCTCAACTGGTGCACCAAAAACTTCAATCGGTGTAATTGGTGATTACGCAATCAACACAACACACGTTTCAAACAAGATCTACAAAAAAACTGCAAGTAACACTTGGGTACAGGTTGGATCAGAAGCATGGAACACATCACTCCCAGTGGTGACGGTTGCTTCAGGAACAACAGTGACAAGTGGCCACACAATGGATATCAACGGTACTACCGTGACAACAAGTGGTACAACACTGGCAAACGTTGCGGCGGCGATTGGTTCAAATGTAACCAACGTTACTGCAAGTGTAAATGCTACAACAGGTAACTTAGAAATCTTCCACAACGGTAAGGCACTAGGCGACTCAACAGGTGGTACTAACACAATAAGATTTGAAGAAGGAAATGGAACATTAGTAGCGGACTTAGGAATAACTTCAAACACTGTGTTAAACGGTGTTCAATTCTTACAGGACAAACACACAAACAGACCAACTTGGAAGACTGCAGACGAGAACAGACCTAACGGTTCAGTTTGGTTCAAGACAACTTCTGCAAACTCAGGAGCAAGTCTTGTTACTAAGATTTACAGTTCATCAAACGCTAGTTTCTCAACAGTTGCTAGTCCATTATACGCCAACCATACATCAGCGATTTTCAACCTAGATGCGGCAAACGGTGGTTCAAGTTTAACAGTTGGAACAATATACGCACAATACAACATAACTGAAGAGTCAATGACAGCGGCAGATGCCACAGATGCTACTCCAAACGTTGGTGACTTCCAACTGTTCAGATATGAAGGTGGTGCTACTACAATTACTAGTAACGTTACTTCCCCAACTTTCACAAGTTCAGAAACTTTCTCAATACAGGAATCAGTGAAGAACCAAGAAGCATTGAGTACAGCAGTAACAGTAACGCTAGGTGGTACTGATGCTGATGCCTTTATTGCGGCAGTGAACGGTGCGGCATTAACAAACGTTTCAGCAAGTAAGACAACTGCAGGTGCGATTGTTATGACACACAAACTAGGTGGTGAATTCAGGATGGTTGACACATCAGGAACACCATTAGCAGATGCAGGATTCAGTCAAACAACTGCTCACGCTTATGGAACATTCACAAACAACAGTGCAACATTACTTGACAACTTGTATGACATACCAACAGGTGACAGCATTGACTCAAGTGCTAACACAGGTATCATAGCAAGTAACTGGAAAAGATTAAGTTACACTGCTTCAACAAGTGCACCAACTAATGAGCCAGCAGATGGAACATTATGGTATGACACTTCTACAGACGAAGCAGACATCATGGCACACAATGGTACAACTTGGGTTGGATACGCAACAGCATACTCAAGCACAGATCCAGAAGGTCCACAATTCAGTGCAACAGCACCGACTACACAGTCAGATGGTACTGCACTTGTAACTAACGACTTATGGATTGACACTAGTGACTTAGAAAACTATCCAAAACTTTACAAATATAACACATCAGCAACTTTGAGTTCTACAAACACAGCGAACCAAGTAGCAGTAACTACGACAGGCGCGGCGTGGGAACTAGTTGACAAATCAGACCAAACAACAGAAGACGGTATTGTTTTTGCTGATGCTAGATTACACACAGCGGCCGACAAGGCAGATTCATTGTCAACAGGCGGTGCAGGAACATTCAGCACAATTAAAAGTTTATTGAGCGATGGCTTCCTAGACCCAGATGCTCCTAACCCAGACCTATACCCACAAGGTATAATGCTTTGGAACACAAGAAGATCTGGTTACAATGTTAAAGAATACAAAAACAACTACATCACAACTACGAAATATCCTGGTTCAGGATCAGCAGGCTTAGGTAACATCAGAACATCAAACAATGAATCTGTTGCTACATACTTCCCAGACAGATGGGTGACTAAATCAAGCAACAACGCTGACGGGTCCGGTACATTCGGTAGAAAAGCACAGAGAAAAGTGATTGTTGAACAACTGAAATCAGAGATCGACACCAACCAAGCAATCAGAGAAGACCAAAGAGGCTACAATGTTATTGCCACACCTGGTTATCCAGAGTTGATTTCAAACATGATTAACTTAAACACAGACAGAAACAACACTGCATTTATAGTAGGTGACACCCCAATGAGATTAGAGGGCACATCAACTAAGATACAGGATTGGGCTAACAACTCGGCGGCGGCACTGGACAACGGTGAAGACGGACTTGTAAGTGCAAGTGATTACTTGGGTGTGTTTTATCCATCAGGATCAACAACTGACAACACAGGTAAAACGATTGTCGTTCCACCATCACACATGATGATGAGAACACTGGCAAACAATGATAACATCGCTTTCCCATGGTTCGCACCATCAGGAACAAGAAGAGGTATCGTTGACAACGCAACAGCAGTTGGTTACATTGACACAGCGTCAGGAGAGTTCCAGACAATATCTGTTACGGAGTCAGTGAGAGATTCTATGCATGAAGTTAAAGTAAACCCAATCACGTTCTTCTCAGGAGCAGGTATTGTTAACTTCGGTAACTTAACTAAGACATCAGCAAGTTCGGCGTTAGACAGAATAAACGTTTCTAGACTAGCAGTGTATCTAAGATCACAACTGGATGCCATTGCTAAACCGTTCATATTTGAACCAAATGATGAACTAACAAGGAATGAGATCAAGGGTGCGATCGAGTCTTTCATGTTAGAACTTGTTGGACAAAGAGCGTTATATGATTTCCTAGTAGTATGTGATGACACAAACAACACACCTACAAGGATTGACAGAAACGAATTGTATGTGGATATAGCAATTGAACCAATCAAATCAGTTGAGTTCATTTACATACCATTAAGAATCAAAAACACAGGAGAAATTGCAAAATTAGGGAACTAATTTTCGATAAATAGGAGAAACACATGGCAATATCAACATTATCAAAATTTACAGTACCTTTAGCAAACGACCAGAGTAGTGCATCACAAGGCTTGTTGATGCCGAAACTGCAATATCGTTTTAGAGCGATCCTGGAGAATTTTGGAGTATCAACACCGAGATCAGAACTTACAAAACAAGTGGCGGACATAACAAGACCAAATCTAACTTTTGACACAGTAACACTAGATGTGTACAACTCAAAAGTTTACACTGCTGGTAAACACACTTGGGAACCGATCACGATCACTTTGAGAGATGATGTCAACAACTCAGTTACTAAACTGGTTGGTGAACAGATCCAGAAACAGTTCGACTTCTTTGAACAAGCAAGTGCGGCATCAGGTATTGATTACAAATTCACAACTAGGATTGAAATGCTAGACGGTGGTAACGGAGCGAGTGCACCAAATGTGTTAGAAACATTTGAACTATACGGTGCATATGTTGAGAACGTGAACTACAACTCACTAGCATACCAAACTTCAGAACCGGCTACGATCACGATGTCAATTAGATATGACAACTGTATCCAAACTCCACAAGGAACAGGTATTGGAACAGCAGTTGCAAGAACGATCGGTACTTTAAGTACTGGTGGTGGACAGTAATACACAAAATTAAGTTAACAATTATACATAAAAAGCGTCTTTATAGGCGCTTTTTTTGTGACTATAAATAACAGTATGCCAAAGATAAATGACTTCCTAAAAGGTTTCCAGGACGGTCTTCCAGGAATGAAAGACTACAGACACGCATCTAGATTGTATGTTGATAACAACTATCAATTGATGCCAAAACAGAAATTTCTGTTCCACGTGGTTTTTGACCTAGATGAGTCTCAACATGTGGGTGCATTCAGTCCAGAGGAAAGATACGAACTGAACATGTTGGTCAAGACATGTGATCTGCCAAAGTACAATTTGAGTTACGAAGAGAAGACTCAGTACAACAAGAAGATGTACAATGCAACTAGAATCGCTTACGAACCAGTAAACATAACATTCCATGACGATCACGCAGACACTGTCAACGCCTTCTGGAAAAAGTACTACGAACACCAGATAGCAGATTCAGTATCAATGAGTAGCGACTTACAGATATCCAACACCAAGGATGATGCATACGATAGTATTGATACAAAATCTATCAACAAGTTTGGTATGGACACACCAAGATCGAGAAAGTCTCCGTACCTTAAAGGCATACAGATATTTGTCCTACACAAACAGAGATTCACTTCCATGACTTTGGTCAACCCTGTGATAGGGTCCTTTTCACATGACAATCTAGATCAAGCAGATGGGCAGGGTGTTTTAGCCAACACAATGCAGATACTATACGAAACTGTAATTTACAAATCCGGAATAGTCAATAAAAATACTGTTCCTGGTTTTGCAACAGTGAGATACGACAACGAACCATCACCACTTTCAGTATTGGGTGGCGGAACAAATTCTATATTCGGCCGAGGCGGCGTAATAGACGGCATAGGATCCGTAATGAGAAATGTTCAAAATGGTAACGTACTAGGTGCCATACTATCAGCATCAAACACCTACAACAATGCTAAAAAAATAAAGAAAAAAGATATCAAAGCAGAACTGAAAGGCATAGCAAAGCAGGGAGTACTTGAAATAGGAAAACAAGCAGGATCAATAGACAACCCCATAGGAGCGTTTTCTGTTGGTGCGGTAGTAGCCGCTGGAACTGTTATAGCGAGTGCCAAAGGTACAAGTGACAACAAAACTAATCAAAATAATACGGTGCTTTCAAATGGATCAGGACTGGATACTGTAAACTTCCTAGGTCCAGATGAGGTGTTTAACCTTATATCCAACGATAGTGAGGCCAAGGATGAAATAGCGGCAGGCATATACTTCAAGGACATTGGTTCAAGGAAAGGTCTGACACCGGCGGAGTCGAACATAGAATATGAAGCGGCCTCAGACAGTGTGAAGAATGTGTACACCAGTAAGTCCATAACAGATGTTAGAAAGTTGGTCACAGAAGGATATATAAAAGTATCAAGACAAGGACAAGATGTTGAGATAGCAACAGAGAAAGCAACTTTATAATGGCAGATTTTTATACTAACTTACCACCTAAAGATAAAGACCGACTACAAAAGTCAATAGATAAATTAACAACTGAAAACTACGAGTCGGAATATCAGTTCAATGTTGGAGAGTATGACAGCACCGTCGCTTTTTTTGTCAAGAGAGGATTCACTAGAACGTCTGCAGAGTCCACAGCATATGTAATCCTTACACAGGCAAAGATAGACAACATCAAGCCACAAGAGATATTAGACCAACTGACCAAAGCAAAGCCATCTTTGCTTTCAGAACTGATAACCATAATATTAAATGCCAACAGATACAAGTCTAGTAGGTTAGGGGTCAGACAAACGCTTACAACAAAAGAAACTGTATCTAGAAACATCATAGACTAATGTTACCCCGATTTGCAAGAGGTAAGTTCTCTCCAAAAAATGGCGACAAGTATGTTGGAACAAAAACTCCTACATACAGAAGCAGTTGGGAACACGCATTTATGAGACTGTGTGATGAACATCCTAATGTGTACCAGTGGGCGAGCGAAAGTATAAAGATTCCGTACAGACACCCTTTCACGGGAAAGTACACAGTATACGTTCCAGACTTCTTTATTGTGTATCAAGACAAGAACGGTAGGAAACACGCAGAGATGGTGGAAGTAAAACCCATGAGCCAGACCAACATGGAATCCGCAGGAAAGAGCCAAGCAAAGAAAAAACAGGTTGTAATAAACATGGCTAAATGGGAGGCCGCGAATGCATTTGCAAAACAAAGAAAAATTAGATTTAGGGTAGTGTCAGAAGAACAACTATTCCACAACGGTAAACGTAAGTAAATACGACGATGACAAAAAAATTAGAAGATATTCTTAATTTACCAAACGTAAAAGAAGCGTTCAAAGAGGTAGATAAGAAAGAACAGGCCCGTGCCAACAAGGATCAAACTAAAAATGTAATGAAAAATGTAGATCCTGAGACAGCAAAGAACCTACAAAAAAGTTACGCAGAGTTTGACAAGATTGCGGCCGCACTGCCACAGGTAAAAGGACTGGGAGAGCTGTCTGAT